GCACGGACTAGACGCCAGTCAAATACAGTGGCGACGCGAGAAGGTAAAAGAGCTAGGCCGCCTATTTACTCAGGAATACCCCGAAGATGCGGTTAGTTGCTTTCTGACATCGGGTAATAGTTACTTCGGGGATTTATCGGGAGTGTTTACCGCCCCCGCTGACGCTGAGTATATCGAGGGGCATGAGTACATAGCGGGTTTGGACTTCGGACAAACAGACTTTACCGCCATGCCCGTATTTGATAAGACCACGAAACAGCAGGTAGATTTACTACACATAAATAAAACGGAATGGTCAGAACAGCGCAGGCGAATAAAGCAGGTATACGACAAGTGGCACTTACAGAATGTACTGGCGGAAAAAAACAGTATAGGCGCGGTGAATATTGAAGCCCTTAGAGACATCGGAGTTTACGCCACTCCGTTTGAGACAACGAACGAGAGTAAATCCGCCATAATGTCAAACATGCACGAATTATTACATCAAGGCTGGAAACTATTGGACATTCCAGTACAAAAGCACGAATTCAACACCTTCGTATCTTCGCAGTTACCATCGGGCGCGTGGCGATTAGCGGCAGAGGGTGATGGGCATGATGATACGGTTATGGGGTGCGCCATTGCGTTGTGGTTGGTTGGTCTAGATGTTTCAAAATTAGTCGATTGGGCATGAGGTGATAAATGGGTATATTCGGAATTCCTACAAAAAAAGAACTGGAAGCACTCACAAAAGAAATTGAATCGCTAAAGGCGAATCTTCCGCAGTATGAACGCTGGCAACTAGAGACAGCGGGCGCGGAAAAATTCAACCTCCCCGACCCGTCGGTATATGGGAATCAGGCCGACCTATACAGAAAACTGTCATGGGTGATGCTGGCCGTTGACCTTGTGGCCTCCGCTGGTGCGCTTACCCCGTTTGATGTGCTTCGGGTAATCTCTGAGAAAGAGCCGAAAGACATCCCCAACCACGAATTCGAGTTGTTGTTATCAAGACCTAATGACATGGATTCGCGATATGAATTCCTGTATGCCACTATCGCCTTTTTTAAGCTTACAGGAAACGCTTACTGGTGGCTGAATAAAAAAGACGAATACAGCAAGCCCGATGAGATGTGGTTTATCCCTTCGCAAATGATAACCCCTGTCCCTGATGAAAAGATGTACCTAAAAGGGTACATCTATTATCCAGGAAACGGGCGGGAAATCTTTTTAGAGCCGCATGAGGTTGTACACTTCAAGAGATTCAATCCGTTTTCAAGGTTTATCGGACTATCAGCTATTGAGTCAATTGCTTTAGTCGCTCAGGGTGATTTGGGTATGCAGGATTGGAATACGAGATTATTCAGGGAAAACAACGCCCGCCTCCCTGGTATTCTGACATTTGAACAAATGGTAGCCGATCCGACATGGAACAAGATAAAAGAGGACACCCGCGAGGCTTCAAAGTCTAGGGAGCTTCTTATGCTTCGGGGTGTAGGTCAAGGCGGTGTACAGTGGTTGCAAAATTCTGTATCTCAGCGTGAGATGGAGTTTCTCGCAGGACGTAGGGCGAACAAGGAAGAAATAATGACAGCGATTGCAAAGGGTAGTTATACGATGCTGTCAGAGAATGCCACGCAAGCCAATTCAGTTGTTGGCCGTGCCTCGTTCAATGAGTTGGAAGTCTACCCGACCCATGTAATGATGGCCGAGAAGATAACCAACTCAATCCTCCCCCTATACGGAGGCCGTCAACTTATCGGCAGGTTTGAAGATATTAGAGTCACCGATAAAGATTTAGAGATGCGAGAACAAGAAGCCTTTGAGCGTACCCACACGGTAAAGGAAGTCCGAGAGGAGTACTACGGCGATGACCCGTTAGGCGATGAGCGCGACGATTTGTTACCCTCGCAGATTACACAGACAAGCGGACAACCCGAACCGCCCACGCCTCCCGTTGTGAATAATGTGACGCCTAATAAACCAATGCAGGAATTACCACAGACTGAGCCGAACAACAACGACGCACAAGAGCCAGTAAAAGCAGACTTAGCCCGCTGGCAACGTAAGGCATTGAAGAAAATCGGGCAGTTTGTTCCGTTTGAAAGCGATGTAATCCCGCAGCATTTACGGGAGCAGATCGAATCCGCTTTACCTGCTTGTAAAACCGAGGGCGATGTCCGCAGGGTATTTTCCACAAAAAATAAAAGCGACATCCTAGTATTGGCCGAAGCAATAAATAAGGCGGTACAGAGTGAGACTAAATAGCTTAGTGATTCAGGCGGTAAAGCTAGTCCCTGACGTTCTGCCTTATCTTACAGACAGGGCTAGGTTTATTTACTTTGGTGCGATGCGGGCGGATGCCTACAAGTCCTATGAAGATATGCTGTCAAAGATTCAGGTACTTGTACAGGACACCTACAAAGGCAAGGTTAGCACAGGTGGATTCACTGACCGCATGGCTTCTATTATCGGCGGGCAGTTACGGAACGCCTATAATACAGCATGGATAAATGAGGGGATGGACGATGATAATACATCCGCCGCCCTGCCTGATTATCTCGAAGAATCGCTGGTTGATATGATAGCCGAGCAGACCAATACAAGCTGGTCTTATCAATTCTTTACCGACATCATGACCGCCCGAACAAACGGCGACCCAATAGAACCGTTATTCTCACGCGCTGAGTTATGGGCGGGCCAGTGGAATACAGCTTACGAAAACGCAACGAGCCTGATAACCCTGAACAACGGGGGCCGTGAGGAGTGGGTACTCGGAGCGACCGAGGAACATTGCCCCGAGTGCGCCGCTCTAAATGGGATTGTTGCGCTTGCGAGTGAGTGGAACGCGCTAAACGTTTACCCAAAGAATCCCCCTAATGATTACCTAACCTGTGGTGGTTGGCGGTGCGACTGTGAGCGCAGAGCAACAGACAAGAAGCGAAGCCGAAACGCTTACGCCAGAATCAAGAAGATTGTGGGCTGATAATGCAGATAAAATTCCCCATCCGTAATCTTGAAAAGGTAAAGAAGTACATTGCCTCTTTGCCCCGTGGCGTTACCTTTGTCGCTTTGAAGGCCATTAGTGATTGGCTGGTAGGTGACTCACAGAGCGGACTAAGACACCCCGAGCCGTATAAGTATGTTAGTCGCAAGTCTGCTTATGGGTTTTCATTCTTTACCGACAAACAAAGACGCTGGTTTTTCTGGGCGTTACACTCTGGTAAAATCAATCCTGGACAGAATAACCGTACAGGAAAATCTACCGAGGCATGGACATACACCCCGCAGGAGAAGGGTAAAAATTATTCATTCCGCCTAGTGAATGACACGGCGGGCGGATACTGGACGCGCCACGACAAGCGACAGGCGCGGCAATTGGGTAAGGTGGGTTGGTGGACGGTTGCTAAAGTTGTAGCGAAGAATCTCCCCGCCGCAATACGAGCAGGGCGGGCGGCGGTAAAGAAGTATCTAGACAAGAAAGGATAAAAACTATGGACACAATTTACGGATTTCCTGTTGCTAAAATTTCAGGCTTCCCCTATGGTGAATGGACAGCCGAACCCCCAAAAGATGAGGGGTATTATTGGTATTATTCATCTTTCAGTCAAGAGCCGCGCATTATAAAATTATACAGTATTGGGAACGGTGAATTTCTTGACGAGAATTATCTTTTGTTTGTTAGAGACGATACAAGCAGGTTTCTTGGCCCTTTGCCAGTACCAGAAACACAGAAAGGATAACCGATGTTCAAAGAACTATACACAATGATTGACGAGTTGCACACTATAACTAACTCCGCACAATTTACATCCATGCGGTATCGCCACGCAATGAATAAAATTAGCGACGCATATGAGGCCATGTCTGAGAAGATTGAAAAGGCTTTACTTCCTGCAATTATGAGTTTACACGGGAGCTTTTTACCCCCGCAAGAGCTATTAGACGCAGGTGGCGGGCCAACGTCAAAGAGGTTTACAGAGTTGTACATAAAAATGATGGAAAAGTAGGCTTGCAAGAAAACCGAATCCGTGATAAAAGAAAGCACAAATTAGTTTACTGCCAGATAGCCACAGGCGCGGGTAACGCGATAAGGCGAAAGGGCATGTAAGCAAAGCGCAGACAGGCCAATAGGCGGCGCGTTGATTCTCGAAAGAGAGTTGACGCGCCGCTTTTCGTTTATGGAGATTTATGACAGAAGCAATCAAAGCCGTTGGAGATTGGGAACTAGAAATAAAAGTCCTGCCGTTTACCAAAGACTCAGACGGTCAGTGGTTTGACGAAAATACCGACATCATGCAGGGAGCATTTACAACCCCGCTGGTAATCTACCAACACGGGGTAAAACAAGGCGCGCAGGGATTGGAAGGTAAACCCGTAATTGTAGGGGATTCTGTACCTGGTTCTTTGGAAAAGCGCGGCGATGGTTGGTATATTCGGGTGATTTTGAACAAAGCACTAAAGCAGGCTAAGGACATTATGGAGGCGGCATGGAAGGGATTAGTAGCCGTATCGTCTGACTCCATCGCCCACTTAGCGCGGTTGGATGTAGGGGGAAAGTTGATACCCTATGAAAAGAACAAGCCTGGACGCATTGCAGTCTGGCCGTTGGCGGGATTCTCGTTATGGGAAAAAGGGAATGGAAACTTTCAACCCGCCAATCACTCAGCGATTGCACTCCCAGCTATGAAAGCAATTTACAGGGACGCGGGTCTACCCTTCCCTGTGATAACACCTGACGACGTTTTACCAGAGGCTAATTTAGCGGCGAAGCGGGCGAAGGTAAAAGTAATTAGAGAACAATCGAAAAAACTTATAAAATATTTCAAGGAGCAAAAATGAACAAGCAAGAAATGATTACCCGCGTCAAGGTTTTGGCGGGCCAGAACAATCTGGACGAAGACGAACAAAAGGAGTTGGAGGGTCTCAATTCCCAGCTTTCCGCAATCAAGGCAAAGGAAGATTCCGCAAAACTGTTATTGCAGGCAGAGGAAGATGCCAAAGCCGAGCAGGAAGCCGAAACTAACCGCAAGATTCAGGAAGCCGTCAAGAAAGAACGCGAACGCCTGGACGCTCAGGGTCGTCGTCTCCCGATGGGTGGTGAAGCCCCCTATCAGGCCAAGTATTCCGACACCTGGAAGTATGACAACCTCGACATTGCCGATTTGTCCGTAGCTGTTGAGATGGGTAAATCCCTAGGTGTGAAATTCGGCGGCGATGCGATGAAGGCTATGAGTCTCCGTGTGGCTGGCCTCGTTGATACTGATGAGAAGTCCCGCAAAGATAACGCCTACATCAAAGGCGCATTCAAGTCTCAGACCGTCACCAACATTGACCCGACCAAAGACGCCATTGAAGCCGCTGTGAAGGCCGCAACCGACCCCATGTATACTGGTGGTTCTGGTATTGGTTCGGATTGGGTGGGTACTGCTTACAGCTCCGCTATCTGGAATGTTATTCGCGCCGAAAATCGTGTCGCTGGAAACATCCCCTCCGACGTAATCCCCGACGGCTATTCAAGCAAGACTTGGCCGCTGGAATCTACTGATATGACTTGGTACAAAGTTGCCGAGGCCACTGCTTCGGACTCAACTTTGAAAGTACCTGCCGCAACCGTCACCGCTTCACAGGTTGCGACAGGCTCGAAGAACATCCCCGTCGCTAAAATCGGCGCACGCGGTATTTATACGGGCGAGTTGACCGAAGACTCATTGATTGGCTTCGCTCCACAGCTTCGCGCACAGCTCGAGGCTTCGGGTGCTGAGATTGTCGAATCCCTGTTCATTGATGGCGATGTTGAGACCAGCGCAAGCAAGAACATCAACGCCATTGACACCACCCCCGCCGCCACTGATTACTTCCTCGCCTTTGACGGCTTCCGTAAGTTGGCTCTTGTAACTAACACCGCTAACAGCCGCTCGGCTGGTGGCTCGCTAACCATCGAAGATTTCCTTGCTACCATGCAACTCATGGGAACTGCTGGTCTTGCTGGTACTGACCCGTCCAAACTGGCTTTCATCGTAGACGGTAACACCTACTATGCCGCCGCTAAGTTGGCCGAAGTCAAGACCAAAGATGTGAACTCCGCCGCGACTGTTGAAAATGGCTTCTTGAAGCTGGCCTGGGGCGTGAATATCCTCCCCTCTTGGCAGATGCACCGCGCAAGTGCCAAGCGCATGGCTAATAACGCTGGCAAGATTGACGCAGATACCGACTCTAACAACACCCTCGGCGCGCTCTTGTGCGTACGCTGGGACCAGTGGAAGCAGGCTTACAAACGCCGCATGACGATGGAAACCACCCGCATTGCAAACGCGGACGCTTACGAGATTGTCGCTCTCGCCCGCTTGGGCCTCGCTTATCGCGATAATGAGGCCTCGGCGATCACCTATAACGTGGGTGTGTAATCACCCTTCCGATATGATAGCCTGACCCCCTGTTGTGTAACGTAGTTCACGCCAAACAACAGGGGCGAGGCAAAGGAAAACATAATGCCCCAAAATAAAACCCCCTTTATTGCTCGTGGTAATCAGCGTGCAATGCACATGATTACACCCGCCGCCTTCAACGTTGATAACGGCGCAGGTACAACCGTAGATTATCAACTGTGCAACCTTCCATTTGATGCGTACCTTCAAGACGTACGCGCCATTTACTCAGAAGCCACAGACACCACAGGCGCGGCCTCTGCTAACTTTAAGCTGGGTGTAACCGCTGGCGGCGCGACTCTTGTTGGTGCTACCGCTCTCGAAGCCGCCAAAGCTATTGGCGCTACCACCACAGCGACCATTGCCTCCGACTTTTTGCCAGCTAATACTACCTTATGGGTTCGTCATACTGGCGTAGCTAGTACGGAAGTCGGGCAGTACTTCGTACAGGTTATCTTAGTGCCGAAGCCCTAATGAACTATCTAGCCTTTAGAGACATTCACAAAGGCGAGACCGCTTTATTGGTAGGGAATGGAACGAATTTATCACTAACCCCGCCGTTCCTTTTCAATTATCCAGCCTTCGGAATGAACACGATACACAAGTACGAAGGCTGGAAACCAAAATATTATACAGGCGTTGACAATCGCCTGATGCGCGAATTCGGCAAAGACATTGCAGAGAAGTATAAGGACATTTACAAATTTATACCGTCTGGATTGAAGGAATGGAAAGGTGAAAACTTTATAGTTTTTGAACACCTAGCCAACGACCTGAAAAACGGATGGAAGCCCGAAACACTCAAAGACGGGATTACTTACCACAATGTTATGCACGTCGCAATGCAACTGGCTTATTGGATGGGCTTCACTACTTTACTGATGATTGGAGTACACCATAAACCAGATGACGGACAGTCCCACTTTTGGGGCAAAGATGCTGGAATGCCGAATCAAGTCCCTATCATGGATTGGATAAATGGGTACAAAACTTTAGTTAGTGGAATGAAAGAGCGCGGTGTAACTGTACTAAATATCAGCGAAAGAACATACTTAGCCGAGGATGTAATCCCTCGCGGAAAATGGAAGGATTGGACATGATAAAAGTTAGATTTTTCAACGATTTTCAGGGAGTAGAGACAAATAACGTCTTTTATCCCGCTGGTGAACATGAAGTCCCCGAACATGTGGCCTCTCGGGTTGTGAAGGACGGACGGGCTGAATACGTAACCACGCACGGGACAGCCTCTTTCGAGAATACACCGCAATTTGAAGAAGCCCCTGTGTTTGTACCCGAGGAAAAGACAGATGAGGTTATGACTTCAAAACATTTCAAGCGAGGCCGTAAATGAAGCGTCAATTATTCCCTATCGTAACTGATACCTCGGGAGCGGCGACGGTTGGACAAAGTACCACAACCGCCCTCCCTTCTGTTATTGGTGAACTGTACGCGATTAAGTACATGCCTGGAACTATCGACACGGGCGCGACCGTTACGGTTACCTGTGTTTCTGGTGATGGAAGTGCAAAGCCCCTACTGACAAAGGCAACCGCAGGGACGTCGAATCTCTGGTTCTATCCCCGCGACTTAGTTCACGCGGTAGCTGACGGCGCGGCTTTGACTGGTACTTCGGGAGGAGATCGTGCAGAGCCTTTATTGGATGGTCAGATAAAGGTAGTCATTGCGTCTGGCGGTTCTGTAAAGACAGGAAGCGTTACAGTCTATTATGAGGATTGAGGACTTTTACAATCTCCACAAGGGCGAGACCTGCATTATTGCGGGCGTTGGTCCTAACCTACACTTGACCCCGCCGCAGTGGTTCAACTATCCATCTTTCAGCGTGAATACGATTTACAAATATGAGGGATGGACGCCGAAATACTACGTTGGAGTTGATGAAAGACTCAGGCTTGAAGATGGCGAAGCCCTTACGACTGTTTATAAAGATGTGACGAAGTTTTTCCCGACTCCTGATTGGGACGACCTGCAAGGCGAGAATATTTACAGATTCAAGCATACCCCAAGAGGCGACTTGACCCTGGCAGGACAGATGCCGAACAGTCCAAAGGCTCTGACTGATTACGGGATTACTTACAGGCGCGTAATGGATGCGGTCTTTCAGATAGCTTGGCACATGGGTTTTACTACAATGCTGATGATAGGCGTACAGCATAAACCCTATGACGAGAAAGACTCAGACAGAGCGCACTTTTGGGGCATAGATACAAAGGCGGTAGCGAATCAACCTAATACATGGTGGTTCGATGGGTACTCACATTTCAGCCGAACCATGAACGGCGTGAGACTTCTAAACATTAGTGCTGATACATATGTACCCGATGACATTCTAAAACGGGACGATTGGCAGAAATGGAAAAATACATGATTTACAGTGAATGGGTTTACACCCCTGTGTTTTGGTATAGGACACTAAATGACGACGCTGAATAGTTACGCCTCGCTTGCAGATTATAAATCCTTCGTGACAGCACGTGGGCAGACTTCATCTACCGACACAACGGATGACGCGGTTATTGAACAGCTTCTAAAGTCTGCGAGTTCATACATTGACGATAGCACGGGAAGGTTTTTCTATCCTCGCGTACAGACTCGTTATTATGATGTACCGAATCCTGAAAGCGTTGACCCCCGCCTGTTGAAACTTGACGCGGATTTACTAGAGGTTATCAGCGTCACTAATGGAGACGGGGTGACAGTCCCTTCGACCGAATACGCTTTGAGGCCGCGCAATGACAGCCCGTACAGTGGAATCAGGCTAGTAGATAACTCCACTTATTACTGGGCGTCTGACAATGCGGGTGATTACCATGACGTAATTGCAATCTCTGGGATTTGGGGATTCCATAACTATTATGGGAATGCGTGGTTGCCCGGGTCTACTCTTGCGGAGGACTTGGACACAACCGAAACAGGGACAGACGTAACCAGCGGAACGGCTTTTTCCATTGGCGACATATTCAAAGTAGATACAGAGTTAGCTTACGTCTCAGCGAAGGCAACAAACACCCTGACCAATACACGCGGGGAGAACGGCTCGACAGCCGCCGCCCATTCATCGGGCGCAAATGTCTACATCTGGCAGTTTATGGGAACGCTAAAAACTGCGGTGTTAGAAACTGCTATGCAAGCTTATAAGCGGAGGTTTGGACAATCCAACAGCAACACCCAAACAGTCACGGCGGCGGGTATTGTTTTGACGCCGCGAGACATTCCCGCGATTGCGGCTGAGTTTATCAGCACTTACAGGAAGTACGCATGACCATAGCCCTAAATCCTGTAACGGTAGCCGCCAGTATTGCCTCCCTGTCTGTGTCTGGCGTGACCATAAAAGACATTGACGAAATTCCAGATTCCGCAAATATGCTCTGTCCTTTAGTGATTCCAGCAGACAACTTTATAACCAACATTACGCCACAGACTCAAAGTTTTGGGAGTAACGGCGGGGCAAAGATTGATTTCTCTTACTCTCTCAATTATATGTTTATCTATACCGAGATTGGGAGCGGAATAAACGGATACGCCCCTTACGCTGGACTAATGCAAAAGCTGGAACTGATTTTAGAAACTATCTTAGGCAATGACGCAATAAACGGGCTGATAGACATGAAACTAGAAAGCCTCTCGGAAGTAGGAACGATTGAAGACCCCGCAGGAAATCAATTTTGGGGCGTTACCTTTTCGCTGAGATGCCTGGAGTATGCACAATGAGATTACATCCTAAATATCAACGTGGTTATTTTGACGGAGTTGACCTTTCGGGCTTCTCTCGGTCAATTGGTGCGCTTGATTGGAATTTTGACCAAGAGTTAGACGCGGCTTGGTCTGACGGAGTCAAGAACTCGATTAACGGAAAAGGCAATATTTCAGCGGGTACTTATTCCGCCTTTCTTGACACGACCGCAAGCGGAGCACACACCCTATTAAAAGACGTAGGCACTCGAAATGTAATGATTGCAATGGGCGCAAATGCCGAACCTGCCGCGGGTGACCATGTATTCGCGTGGAAGTTTGAACAGACTAATTATTCTGTTGAAGATGGTGGCGGCTTTACGGTTGTGTCAGTGCCTTTAGGAAGTGCGTCATTCGCTTCAACCCTCACATACTGCAAGCCCTGGGGCAGATTGTTGCACGCGAAAGGACTCGAGGAAGATGTAAATTCATCCACTGGTATTGATGACATCGGCGCGGCTTCTGCATTGGGCGGGATATTTGTCTACCACCTGTTTTCCAGTGACGGGACAGTAACGCTAAAGGTACAAGACGCCGCCACAAACGCGGACGGGTCTTTTGCTGACTTATCAGGGGCGACTAGTGGAAGTGTTGACGCCACAAGCACGCCCCAGCATGGAATGATTGCAATAGGTACTACGGCCACAGTCAGACGTTATCTACGCTGGCAATTGGCTTTTGGAACTGCGACGGGCGCGACGTTCGCCTGTGCGTTTATTAGAGCATAAAAAGGAGCAATATAAATGACAGCTAATACAGGTCGTACCCATACTAAGTACACCCAATTCTGGCTTGATAATTCAAGCGGAACACTTACCAA